AACAGTATTACAACGCAATCATTCAACAAAAGGAAACGAATCATGACAGAACAAGACATCAGCCCGTTTAAGGCATTGGATTTTATACGCGACAACGCATCAGAATACGCGCAGGCGAAGGCAAACGTAATTTACATGACTGAGTACCGTAAAACAATTAAAGCGTCTCTCATGGCCTCTTGTAGCGAAAAAACAGAGTCGGCAAAAGAAACATTTGCCTATTCACACCCCGATTACAAAGCGCATTTGCGTGCGTTGGAACAAGCGGTACTCAAATGCGAACGCTTGCGTTGGCTCATGATTGCGGCAGAAGCCAAAATTGAAGTGTGGCGCAGTTTAGAAGCATCAGCAAGAGCAGAAGGTCGAGCAACTACATGACTGACCATAACAAGCGGTATTTGAACTTTTACCCTACTGTTACTGAATTAGAGATTTGTTGGTTTATTGGTCGTAAACGCCATGAAATTACAAGTAAACAAGGCACTGAGCGCAAGCAAGACCCCACGCAAAATGCTTTGCAAATGTCAGTCAACGGGGTTATTACTGAATACGCTGTTGCCAAAGTGTTAAATCTTAATTTTGATTTAAACTGCGATTACAGAAAATTTGGTGCAGATTTAACTCTGCACGACGGGCGTACGATTGACGTTAAAAGCACATTTACCGAAGGCGGCAATCTAAATGCCGTAAATTGGTCTGTCGAAAAGCCATGCGACTTTTTTGTTTTGACTGAAATTCGCGCATCTCACGTGCGGCTTGTCGGTTCAATTGGGCGAGACAAGTTTCTGCGACCTGAAAATCTAATAAACGTTGGTCGCGGTGAGTTTTATTCGGTTCCTCAGTCTGCTTTAAAGTCATTTGATGAAAAATACTACAAAGAAACACTATGAACAAATCGCATCACTTGGGTGCATATTATGCCGATACCTTGACCTTGGACAAACGCCGTGTGAAATCCATCACATTAGACGATTTGGCGGTAAACGTGACAATGCCCCTGTCATTGGTTTATGCACAGAACATCATCGCGGTAACACGGGTGTCCATGGGCTTGGGCACAAGGGCTTTGAAAAGCATTACGGCATCAGCGAACACGAATTGCTTGAATTAAGCAACAAACAATCTAGTTCCTTGTTTGTCAATTATTAACGCTTGCTTACGAGGTGCGCGGGCGGGTTCGTTTGGAATACTGACATGAGTCCATCGGTCAAATTCCCTTATCACTTGGTCATACGGCAAGTCAGACGCAATAATGGCACGCACCACCGCGTCAGGGGTCATGCTAGGCACGCGTAAATCAGCCGCACAACCTATGCGATGCTGTGACGTGTCTTTACTGCCTACCGCGTCGTTAACCGCTTTACTGCGGAAAGCACTGTTAACCATAATTGGCTTACCGCCAAGTACGGTTTTGAGGTTTTCAAGGAATTCAGCCAATCTTTGAATGTTTGCGAGTTCGGTTTCATTTGGAATGTTCTCCAGTTCGCGGTGGTCGGTGTGCGTTAATTCCGCAAGCGTAAAGTGTGGTGTCATTTTTTAACCCTGTCTGCAATTTTTTCCATCGTTCTGCCTCCAAAGTAAAACGACATGACCAACATACCCCATTGCCCAAGCAATTCAACGTATGCACCACGGGTTTCAAAATCAAAAATTGAAGCGGTAGCAAAGCCGGAATAGGCAACCAACAAGAATATAAGCGTCATAGGGCGTATATTTTTGGACAACCAACTGTCACTAGCCATATCCGCTTCAACGCGTCTGGTAACGTTTTCTTGCTCAACCTCAAACAGTTTGGTTTCGTTAGCCATGCGAGCCAACTCACCGTCTTGTACCATTTTTTGCAGTTCAAACTGCGCTTTGGCTTTCGCCTCAGGGTCAGGTATCAGTTTGTCTATCAGTTTCCCGCCCACTTGCAAGAGTGCATCTAATCCCATCATCTTTGTTCTCCTTTGGTTTCTCAGAATCGTCTTGGTTCAGTTTGATACCACTCAGAAACCCAATCATCCCGCCAATTAGGGTGCTGAACGCTGGTGAAATCATTTTGAAAATTTCCGCATTGTCCACCTCTTTTGCCCATAGCCCCAACATAAAGGCGACCACCATGCTTAACACGGAGAAACACAGGGTCAGCGTTACGCAAATTGTCACTGTGTAAACCAGTTTGTCTTTGGTGTTTTGCATAATATATTTTAGGCCATGTCATACAAAGATTTGGAAACGTCTGCGGTTTTCAAACATGTCAAGTTCAATCGTATTTTGTCGTGCGTTTTTATTATATAAATCAACAACAAAATCATTTGAAACACGTTCTTTTTTATTTGCCTCAACAGCAAGCGCGTATTCTTCTTGTACTTTTTTTACAGCCGCATTAAACGCAATTGTCTGCACGCCTTGTCGCTCAATAATGTACGGATACCATTTGTCTAACGTAATCATTTTTTTTCACGCTTTAGTGCCTCTTGATACCCGTGGATAATTAACGCCCTTGTTTCCGCAGAATCCGCTGTGCCAGCCCATTCTGCCAAGTTATTCCAAATGATTACATAATCCGCAGAACCACATTGTTGCTCATTATTTTTTAACCATGCAATCATCTGTTGATGCCGTACAGATGGATTGTGTATTGTGTAACCTATACCATAAAATTCGCGCACATAACAGCCATTTTTGGCTACGGCTCCCACCAATGCCAACAGCAATAACAGGAGCAACCAACGCATCTCATCTCAAATGCACAAGCGATGAGTACACGACACCCGCCATGCCAACAAGCATAGCCCCGCAAGCCTTAATAATAATGCCCTCTAATCGCTTAATACGCGCACAAAGCATTTCATAACGCAATGTGCATATTTCTTCATGGGCTTCCAATTGTGTCGGCATTTTCTACCTTATCAAAGGTTTTGTAATCAGCATCCATAAATTGCATATTGTTCCGCAATCGTTGGTCGTCAGGGGCTAATTCTATGGCTTTTAGCAACAGTTGTGTTGCCTCATCTTTTAACCCAAGATGCCATGCGCTAATACTTCCTAAATCCCAAGGTTGTGCGCCCCATACATCAGGGTTCATTGTATAAACCAATTGTTTATCTTTTATTTCAAGTGCCGATTTCGCCGCAGAATAACATTCGACCCAAAGGCTACGGCGGTAACAGAACATTGCCAGTTCGCACCAAGGTTCGCGGGTGTTAGGTGCTTCGGCAATGGCTAGGCGATACCATTTATGCGCTTCTACCGATTGCCCTAGTTCTTCATGCGCTTTACCCAACAAACGCATTGCATAGCACCGTTCGTTTTGCCAAGTGGCTTCGGGCATCGCAAGGTACTTATTTAAGGCTACGATTGAATCTTGCCAACGCGCATAGAAAGTTAGTTCCCGTGCGTGATAGAACGCGTTACGGGGGCAATGTGCATCTTCTTTAACCGCAAGTTCCAATAGCGGCATATATTGCCCGCGGGATTTGTTATTGTCGGGCAAGTGCTTAACCAAAAGCATATCGGTATGCGCGTAAATTTCTGTGATGCGACCATCAGGGCGCGGGTACTCATGTACGGGGTGATGCCAATGGTAGCCGTGACGATGATGTATCTTTTCGTAAAAGAAACTAATGCCACAACCCCAATCAAATTTGTATCGTAGGCGCGTAGTGTTTTCTTGCCAAACGCGTTCGATTTCTTCGCGCCAACCCTCCATTAACACTTCATCTAAATCTAGCGAAATGCAAATATCAATGTCACGCGGTAGCAGGGCTAAAGCGGTATCACGCGCTTTATCAAATCGCCAAGGGCTAACGCAAATGTCGTGAACTACCGCGCCGTTTTCTATTGCAAGTTCTACCGTTCTGTCAGTAGAACCCGTATCGGCAATTAGGATAATGTCGGCATCTTTAGCAGAATCACAAAAACGGTTTACAAATTCTTCTTCGTTTTTGCTAATTGCGTAAACGGCTATTTTTAATGTCATGTCTTATTTTCCTATTATGTTGTTTCTATCCAAGATAAAGTAGGTTCATCCCATGTGTATCTTTTGCCATCATTAGGCATTGGGGTTGGCGACCACCAAACGCAATTATCTGCTAATTCCCAAGATGGGTAAGGTTTAGGCGGTACAAAGCCATCACGCCTTGCATCGTAGGTGTAATCAATTCCCGCGTAGTTGTATCGAAAATTTGCGTTGTAACTTGTTTGCTTCCAAATAGTATTTTCACCAAACAATGTTTTGCAAAATGCAATGCCAACCGCTTCGGATTCGTTACCCGATTCATCTAAACAATCATTGTTGCTTACGACAATAACTTGCAGTACCAAATTGTTTTCGTTTAATTGTGCAAAGTGCGCCATTGGTTAACCTCAAAATGTGATTGAACCTGTACCAGTCCATTTGTAAATTTTATAACCACCAGTGTTTGTAAAAGTTGGTGAGCCAGTTGTAGAAACGGCATCATCATAAACATTTGAATATCTAATAATTACAATACCTGAACCGCCTATGCGGAATCCACCGCCGCCGCCGCCTGTGTTAGCAGTTCCCGCTGATGTATTACCAGTACCGCCACCACCTGTACCTCCAGGCCCATTACTTCCACTACCACCTGCGCCTCCGCCTCCGCCTGCATAAGTTACAGAAGTTCCAGATATTGAAGACGCAGTACCATTTCCACCATTTCCAGCATTTGAACCCGCATTTTCTCCACTTGCAGAAGCACCGCCGCCACCACCACCGTTGTAGTTGCTACTATCATTTCCACTACCACCAGAATTGCCTTGGCCTGATGTCCCTGCGCCGCCAGAACCGCCGCCACCATTTCCCCATCCACCACCACCCGAACCACCTGAATTACCATTTTCACCAGAAGTTGCCGTCAAACTTCCAGAACCACCACCAATAGATGTAATTGAACTAAAAACAGAGTTAGTTCCGTTTACACCAATTGCGCCGCCACCGCCTACAGTAACAGTAATTGCTGAACCACTAGAAACGGCAAATCCCGATGCGGTTCTATAACCGCCCGCACCACCACCTCCAGGTCGCCCACTTGATTGACCACCACCGCCACCGCCCGCCACCACCAAATAATCTACTGATGATGTTTTATTAACGGCACTAGGCGTAACGCTATTGCTTGCCGCGCTAGATAAACCTGTCACAAAGGTTGTTGCACGAACGCTAAATGTGTAAGCCGTTCCGTTTGTTAATCCTGTTACCGTTATCGGTGATGATGAACCCGTTGCGGTAATTCCACTTGGGCTTGATGTAACGGTGTAACTTGTAATTGATGCGCCACCAGTATTTGCAGGGGCAGTAAATGTTACGGTTGCTTGTGCGTTACCACCAGTAGCCGTGCCAATAGTAGGCGCATCAGGGAATGTTGGAAAGTTTGCACCCTGAAGATTGCGCTTAACTTTCTTCAAAGTCCAAAGTCCGTTTGCATTTGTTTGTGATGGAAATTGAGCCATGATTAGTAAATATAAACTTTGCCCGCTACGCCATTATTACCCGCAGTACCACGATTTGCATCACCGCTATTACCCGCAGTTGTGTAATTGCCTTGATAGTTGGTTGCGCTTGTTACGCCACCAATAAAGCCTGAACCACCGCCGCCACCGCCGCCCGCCCATGATGCTTGCATACCGCCACCGCCGCCGCCGTAGTAGCCCGAACCGCCACCACCACCGTAGTAG